AAGTTTAGAATAGCGATAAATACTATCCATATACAAAAGGTTAATTATGGCAAGTTGGAAAAAATACTTTAAAGTAGCAAATCAAACTGATGGATCAATAAGTCCAATTAGTGGTGTTAATAGACCCCAGGCCGGCAACGCCAACGATTTTGCATTTAGAAACTATCAATCAAGTTTACCGGAAGTCTATTCAGGACATCCAAATCGTGTTGAACGTTATAATCAATACGAAGCAATGGATATGGATTCAGAGATCAATGCCTGTTTAGATATTATTGCAGAATTCTCAACACAGGTAAATGACCAAAACGGCACATCATTTGAAATAGACTTTACAGAAAAACCAACAGACCACGAAGTTGATATTATTAAAAAACAACTACAACAGTGGACCAAACTTAACCAATTTGATCAAAGAATTTTTAAACTATTTAGAAACGTAATCAAATACGGTGACCAAGTATTTGTACGTGATCCAGAAACATTTGAATTGTACTGGGTTGATATGTCAAAAGTATCAAGAGTTATTGTTAACGAAGCAGAAGGCAAGAAACCTGAGCAGTATGTTATTCGTGACATTAATCCAAACTTTGAAAATTTATCAGTAGCAGTTAAAACTGCACAAGACGCAGTTAACAGTCCTCCAACACAAGGCGGATATACTGCACCTAATCAGTATTCAGCACCTAACGCTATGTCATCAGGTGGACAAGGACGTTTTGGTCAAGCAATGAATGAAAGTGCTTTAGAAGCACAACACGTGGTTCATTTAAGTTTAAGTGAAGGTTTAGACTATAAATGGCCTTTTGGACAGTCAGTGTTAGAAAACGTTTATAAGGTTTTTAAACAAAAAGAACTGTTAGAAGATGCTATATTGATATACCGTGTGCAACGTGCACCAGAGCGTAGAATCTTCAAAATTGACGTAGGTAACATGCCAAGTCACATGGCAATGGCCTTTGTTGAACGTATTAAAAACGAAATACATCAACGTCGTATTCCAACACAGCAAGGTGGCGGACAATCAGTGGTAGATGCTACTTACAATCCGTTATCAATTAACGAAGACTACTTCTTCCCTTTAACAGCAGACGGCAGAGGTTCTAGTGTTGAAACATTACCAGGTGGACAAAACCTTGGTGAGATTGATGACTTAAAATACTTTAACAATAAATTATCACGTGGCCTAAGAGTTCCAAGTTCATATTTGCCTACTGGTCCAGATGAATCAGCACAGGCACTAAGTGATGGCCGTGTTGGTACAGCACTTATTCAAGAATACAGATTTAATCAATACTGTATGCGACTACAGAATCAAATTATCAATAAACTAGATGACGAATTTAAAATGTTCTTACGCTTTAGAGGCTTTAACATTGACTCATCACTGTTTAACTTAAAATTTAATCCACCACAAAACTTTGCTAGTTACAGACAAGCAGAGTTAGATGCTCAACGTGTTAACGTGTTTACAGCCATGGAAGGTATGCCTTATATTAGTAAACGTTTTGCTATGCAACGTTTCTTAGGCTTAACTGAAGAAGAGCTACGTCAAAACGAAGAGTTATGGGCTGAAGAGTCAGACAATATAGAAGCAACACCTACTACAGGCAGTGATCTTAGATCTGTAGGTATTAGTCCAGGTGACATTGACTCAGACCTAACAGCAGGTGCAGATATTGAAGCAGACTTAGAAGCACCAGCAGACTTAGGTGGCGATGAAATTCCTGGAGTAGATACGACTCCAGAAGTATAAATACTACTATGATACTTAACGAACTTTACGATAAACAACCTGGATACCAAGACGAAAACGAAGACCAAAGCAAGGCTCGTATTGGTGATCTACGTAAAACAAAACTGACGTTAAAGCAGTTAAACAAGTTACGTATTATGAATGACGTAAGAACTTACGAGCAAACAGTAAAAGCAAAACGTGTGCAAAGGCAGTACGGAGCACCAGCAGAAGCACCTCAATTATAGAAATATTCAAAAAAAGGCTCAAAAAGGCGCCTTTTTCGCTTAAAAAACACCAATATTAAGAAAAAGAGTGTAAATACATTCACAAAGCCATATATGGAGAAAAAAAACATGGAAAATAAATTTGAACAGTTAATTGAGTATATCATTAACGACGAAGAAGACAAAGCTAAAGAGCTTTTCCATGATGTAGTGGTTGAAAAGTCACGTGACATCTACGAAGAGTTAATGGCAGAAGAAGAAGCAACAGAAGAAGTTGCTGAATCAACAGACGAAGAAGTTGAAGAGTCTATTGAAACTGAAGAAGAAGTAGCAGGCGACGAAGCTGATGATTTAATCGCAGACATCGAAGCTGACGAAGAAGGTGTTACAGAAGACGAAGTTGACTATGACGAAGACGGCGAAACTGACGAACATGAAGAAGATCATGAAGAATTAGAAGACCGTGTTGTTGATTTAGAAGACAAACTAGACGAATTAATGGCTGAGTTTGAAGAATTAATGACAGACGGCGATGCTGAAGAAGCACCAGAAGCTGAAGAAGGCGAACCAGAAGAAATGGAAATGGAAGTACCTATGGAATCTGAAGAAGCAACTGAAGAAGTTGTTGAAGCTGAAGAAGAAGTAGCAGAAGAAGAAGAAGCTCTTGAAGAAGGTGCTGATCTTAAACCAGCTACTAAGCCAGAAACAAAAGAAGGTGCAGACCAAACTAAATCACCAGTAGCGGCTAATGCCGGTGCTAAAGGTGCAGAGGCTAAGCCACAAGCATCAAAAGGTGAAGAAAAAGGTTCTGCAACACCTAAAGCAGAAGATCAAGGCGGTACTACTGAGCCAGATCTTAAAAAAGTTTAATTTAAACTTTATTATATAGGTACCTTACAATATGTCAAACATATACTTAAAAGAACATCTTAACCATTCAATGGCCAACATGATTGTTGAGTCAGCAAACGATGGTAAAGATTTATATATGAAAGGTATCTGCATCCAGGGTGGTGTAAAAAACGCTAATGAACGTGTATATCCAGTTGCTGAAATTGAAAGTGCAGTTAAAACACTGAACGAACAAGTTACAGGTGGATATAGCGTTTTAGGCGAAGTTGATCACCCAGATGATTTAAAAATCAACCTTGACCGTGTATCACATATGATTGAAAATATGTGGATGGATGGTCCAAATGGATGTGGTAAATTAAAGATTCTACCTACACCGATGGGTCAACTAGTTAAAACTATGTTAGAGTCAGGTGTGAAGTTAGGAGTTTCGAGTCGCGGTAGCGGAAACGTTAACGAGGACTCAGGACAAGTCAGTGATTTTGAAATTATCACTGTCGACATCGTATCGCAACCAAGTGCTCCGAATGCTTACCCTACAGCAATTTATGAAGGTCTTATGAATATGAGACATGGTCATAATGTTTTAGAGATGGCAAGAGAGGCTAGTGGTGATGCTAAAGTACAACGATATTTGAAGAGTGAAGTTTTAAGACTCATCAAAGATCTTAAGGCTTAATAGGAGAATGGCATGCTAGATGTACTAAAACCATTATTAGACAGCGATCTAGTTAACGAAGAAACTCGTGCTGAAATATCAGAAGCATGGGACGCTAAGTTAAACGAAGCTCGTGAGTCTGTTCGTGCTGAATTACGTGAAGAGTTCGCTCAGAAGTATGAACACGATAAACAAACAATGGTTGAAGCAATCGATCGCATGGTAACAGAAAGTTTGAAAACTGAAATGGCTGAAATGCAGGAAGAAAAAGCCAAATTAGCAGAAGACCGTGTTAACCAAGTTAACAAAATGAAAGAATCAGCAGAAAAATTTAATAACTTTATGGTTACTAAATTAGCTGAAGAACTCAAAGATCTTCGATCAGACAGAAAGGTACAAGCTGAATCAGTTGAAAAATTGGAACAGTTTGTGGTTAAAGCGTTAGCAGAAGAAATTAAAGAATTTGCACAAGATAAACAGGACGTTGTAGAAACTAAAGTTAAACTTGTTGCAGAAGCTCGTGCGAAACTAGAAGAACTTAAAACTAAGTTCGTTACAGAATCGAGTGAGAAAATGACTAACGCAGTTGCCAAGCATTTGAAAGCAGAACTTTCGCAATTACATGAAGATATCAAAGTTGCTCGTGAGAACACCTTTGGTAGAAAAATCTTTGAAGCATTTGCTAGTGAATTTGGCGCAACTCATTTAAATGAGAACGCAGAAATTCGTAAACTAGTTGACGCTATCGCAGAAAAAGATCAACAAATTGCAGAAGCAACCGATAAGCTCAACGAAACTACCAAGTTGGTTGAGTCAAAAGAAAATGAGATTGTCATGATCAAAGAGTCTAATGAGCGTGAAGCAAAATTAGATGAACTACTTTCTAATCTTAATGATGAGAAAGCAGAAGTTATGACTAATTTATTAGAGGGTGTTGCTACTAAGAAATTAGAAGCGGCCTTTAACAAATATCTTCCAGCGGTGCTTAACGAGAATGTAGTGAAGTCTAAAAAAGCGACACTTACAGAATCTGTTAAGGAAGTAACTGGAGATAAAAACAAGCAAGTTGAAGAAGTTAAAAAAGACGAAGATGGCAACATCATCGACTTACGCAAACTTGCTGGTATTTAAAGACATTAGGAGATAATTATGTCACAAGAACTACTTGAAAGCCGTTGGGGTGAGACTAAAGACGCTTTATTAGAAGGTCTACAAGGCAACAAACGCAACTCAATGGGTGTTATTTTAGAAAACACAAAAAACTACTTAGCTGAAGCGGCAACATCAGGTGCATCAGCGGCAGGTAACGTAGCAACACTAAACCGTGTAATTCTTCCAGTTATTCGTCGAGTTATGCCAACAGTTATTGCTAACGAAATCGTTGGTGTACAACCAATGACAGGCCCAGTAGGCCAAATTCACACATTACGTGTAC